TTGACAATCTCCTGCTTATCAGCTGCCGTCCAATAGTCCGTGCCTCTGACAGGGGTCTTACCGGGTGCGCCGGGTTCGCCCTTTGCGCCATCCTTGCCCGGAGTACCGTCCTTGCCGGGTACTCCGGTTGCACCGCGAGATGGCTTGCCGGTATCTTCCGCGTCGAGATACCAGTTGCCATTGTCACCGATGTGTGGCGTGATGCCATCTGCACCTTTAGCACCATCCGCGCCAGCAGCCCCCGGTTTGCCATCCGCGCCGTCTTTCCCCGGCGCACCATCTTTTCCCGGCGCGCCATCTGCACCATCCTCGACCGTGGCAATGGCCGCGCCGTCCACGCTGATTGTTGTCGTCTTGCCGGACTTGGTGGCCGTTACCACCGGGCTGTGGCCGTCCTGCCCCGCGGTGCCGGGGTCACCCTTTGGGCCGTCCTTACCCGGAACACCAGCAGGGCCTTGCGGACCAGCCGGGCCTGTTGCGCCGGGATCGCCTTTTTCGCCCGGATCGCCTTTCGGGCCTTGCGGGCCGGTTGCGCCCGTGTCGCCCTTCGCGCCCTGCGCTCCTGTGTCGCCTTTATCGCCGGGTTCGCCCTTGTCGCCCTTGTCGCCCTGCGCGCCCTTGATGTCTGCCATGGCGATGAGGTTTGTCCACGTCCGGCCGCTGTCCGTGCTGTACCGGATATAGCCGTCCGCCACGCGCAAGTCCATGCGGCCGGTGCTGCCGCCCGTCCTCGCCACCTCGTTGATCGCGGCCACCAGCGTGTCCTTTGCGGCCGTCGTCAGGCCAGCAAGGTCACCGATCTGGCGCTGGATTGTTTGCAGCGTCATCTGGTCTGTCGGGGTGTATACATATCCGGCAGGCTTCGCGCGCTTGTGCACAGCAAAGTCCTGCTGCACCATCGTGTACGCGCCGGTGTCGTCGGTAACGTAGGCGTAGGCCGTCAGCGTGTGCCAGTCCTGCAGCAGCTCGTCCGGGATGATGGCCGTGCCGTCTGCGCCGACATCCACGTCCACGCTGCGGCCAAAGTATTTATTTTGATAGTGAACCTGTTTGACGCCGTTGCCGTCAGTGATCTTTACCCGCCGCCCGGTGTCCCACTGCCACAGCGCCCCGCGCCCGTCTGCAATCGAGATTTTCATGTGGTTGCCTCCTTGTACCTACCCACGACGTAGTAGCCGATCTGCGGGCTATTAACCGTCGCGTCAGATGCTCTCACACACTGATACGCCGGCGCGTGCGTCAGCCGCGTACCTATGTCGTTTTCCGTGTTCGTGGCAAGCCAGATGTTGCCGCTCCCAACCGTCGGCGTCGCAGACACGACGGGGTTTTCGATAAAAGCAAACGGATACTCACGCGCTTTCTTATTTACCTCGAGGCTCATCCACGATGCGGTATACAGTGCGCCCCATGTCTGCGTTTCCATTGCAAGCTCGGCCGTATCAAACGTAGCCCACATCTCTGCGATGCCCGACAACCACTTGCGCCACATCCACTTGCCGGTCGTGCCCTGGGCAACGACATAGTCCGCGCCAACACCGGATGCCGACGATCCGGAAGGACCGCTATCGGACGTGTTGTAGCTGCTGCCGGATTCGACGCTATTCCCGACCGATGTTTTGCCGGAAAAAACGAATGTGTAATCCGTGATGATTGACGGATATTCCCGGCCGTTGATGTCCTTGACGATGACCTTGTCGAAAATGTCAAGGCGCGGATCAGACGGTAGATCGCCAGAAAATTTATATACCGGCTTTTCTTTCAGCTGCGCGTACAGCGACTCGGCAACAGCTTCGGCCGCAACGGTAATTGACCCGGCCGGCCCTTCGATACCCAGCCACAGGTTATCGTCGTTCAGTTCAATGACATAGCCGCCGGAACCGGAAAAGTATGTGTGTTCCTGCCCGTCACTGGCGAACGTCTTTTTCACGCGCACGCCTGTAACTTCTACCGGCGTTTTCGCCACCTCTACAGGGTTGATCCACTGCGTAAGCGTCACATCTGCCGCAGACGTGATCGGACGCACAAACAGTGTATTTCCAGACACCATGGCATTGCCTCCGCAGGCCAGCGCAATTGCTTCGATTACTTGCCGGATGGTGTGTTGTGCGTCCACGGTCGCCAGCCCGTTATACTGCAAACCGTGCTGATAATCCATTGGGCCGGGCGTCAAGCCAAGCTGCTGCGCCGCCAGCTTCCACAGTTCCATATATTCGTGTTCGCCCTGCATCACTGCCGGACACAGCACGTCCGCCGCCTTCATGGCGTCGTAGCAGGTCAGCGTGGTGACTTCGTGCACGGTTTCCACTTCGTACACCTTGAAGTGGCCCATGTCCACCATGCGTTCGATTCCGTCAATGGTGATTGCCGCTTTCAGATATGCCGTGGCCCCTTCGTACAACGACCAGTAGTCGGCATTCGACCACCCAATGTCGTACATTTCAATTGTCGCGCATTTGCACACAGATAGCCCGACGGGGTAGCTGCCGGATGATGTCTGCGCCGAGATCTTCGTGCCGCCCGGGCGGAAAGACTGCCGGCCTACCTGCAGATACTGCCCAGCCTTCAGCGTTACAGTGTCACCGTTCCTCTCAAACGTAATGTCGTGATCCCACGTAAAAGATGCTTCGACCACAAAGTTCGTCTGCGATGGGTAGACGCTTGTAATTTGACTTTCGACTGTTCGCATATCATGTCACCACCAATCACGTCAGCGGATTGACGCTGACCATGTTAAAATCCAGGGACGTAAACAACTCTTTGCCTTCGTTCAGCCGGCCAATGTCAAGCTGCCCCTTGCCGACGTAAAACCACGACGTACACCACGCGCCATAATAGGCGGAAAAGTAGTGTAGCTGGAATTGCTGGCCTTTGGCGATGATCTTCAGGATCTGCGACAGCATGGTTTTACTGACAGCCGCGCGGCTATATCCAAGCGCTTCGACCGTGAACAGCGGGCTGACAACGGCCGCGCCGGTCTGGGTGCGGCCGCTGTCCTCCGTGTAGGTCGTTTCAAAGTCATACGACAGCGCGCCGGAGTCCGGCTGTGGAAGCACCAGCCATTCATCCGACGGACTTTTTCGAATTTTAATGTATTCCTGTGCCATGTGTTACACCGCTACAAGCGGGTTTTTACCCGTTTGCCCTTTCCGCAGTTTTGCTTCGGTAATGACTTCGTCAAACAGCGTCCGGCGATCCAGCCGCGCAATGAATTCGTATCGGCTGCCAGCGCTTCCAGCTTCTTCGCGCACGATTTGGCGCAGCAGGGATTCCGGCGCTTCCAGGTTGTTTCCGTTGCGCTGGTCGCCCAGCACGGCAAGGAACTGCCGGTTCGCCGGGATGACCGCGCCGCGCGCCAGCATCGGGATCTGCGGCACTGGCAGTGGATTCACGCCCCACATATTCTGGAACGGTGAAATGCCGAGAAAGTGCGCATTGCGGATCGTATTCAGCATGGAATTGATCTTGTTGAACGGTACGGCAATGATCGTATTCATGCCGCGGATAATGGCATTGACGACCGTACGGAAAGTATTTTCGATGCCTTCCTTGATGCCCGACCAAATGCGGCCACCGGCGGCAAACACGTCCTTGACCTTCTGCCATGCATCGCGGAACTTGCCCTGAAACCATTCCGGCACGGATTTGAACGCGTTTTTGATGCCCTCCCAGGCGGATAAAGCGCCAGAGGCGACTTTTTCCCACAGGGATTTGAAGCCGTCCTGCAGACCGCCAATCGGGTTCATCAAATCCAACAAACCGCTGCCTACTTTTTTGATGCCTTCCCACACGTTGCCGTCTAGTATGTCGGCGATACCTTCCAGCACCAAACCGACGCTGCTAAGAATCCACGCGATTCGCTGCATCGCCACATACAAGACGGTTTTCACGATGAACTGCACGACCGGAGAATCCCAGATACGCTTCAGGGATTCGATGATTGAACGCAGTGCTTCGCCGATTTTCGCCAACCCAGCCTGGACGTTGTCCGGCAGCTTGACCTGGCTGACGCCGCTAAAATCAGGCGCGGCAGACCCGCCGCCACCGCCTCCGCCGCCGGAACTGTCGTTTGATTCCCAGCGGTTCATTTCGTCCAGCCCGGAAAGCTGCCGCTTCGCTTTTTCCGCCGCGTCACCGGCCGCGGATGTTGCGCTTGCCTGCTGGTACAATGCTTTGGCGTTTGCCTGTGCCTGCGATGCCGTCTGACCGAAGATTGCGCCAAATACAGACGAAATAACGGCCGTAAGCTTCGCCAGCCATGACAGCAGCGTCCGAATGGCGGGAAGAACAAAACTATAAATCGGCGCGAAGGCCGTCAGTAGATTGCCCCTGATCTGCGCAAGGGACGCAGACATTTGCTTGTCTGCGTTGATGGTGTTCAGCAGCACAGACCGCATGGCGCGCAGCGCCTTCGCGATCAACGTAAAGATAAACACTTTCTTCGCGATGGTGGCAATGCGCTTTGCGAATTTGCCCATTTGTTCGGACACTTTCGACGTCGATGCAGCCGCTGACTGCTGCTTCTGCATGTAGACGCCTATAGCGTCGTTTGCCTTGGCCTGGTCCGCCTGCAATCCCTGCAACTGCAGTTGCGCGTCTTTCATCTGCTGCGTCGTTTTCTGGATTGCATCGCCGGTTTCCTGCGATACTGTCCCGGTGCTTCTGGTTTTCTTTTCGTTTTCGGCAACAGCCTGCAGTTCTTCCAGCTGCTGACGCAGCGTGGCTACCTTCTGTGCGGCCTTGTCCACATTGTTCGCAGCCTTTTTCGCGTTGTTTTCCAGCTTCGCAAGGCCAGCGTCAAACTGGCCACTGTTTATCGTTGTATCAAATACCAGATCGCCGACAACATCAGCCATCGCGCGCACCCCCTGTCATCAGCTGCCGGATGAATTCATCTTCGTCGTCGGTCAGATGCGCCGACTTGAAATCAATCAATTCCCGGTTTTCGTCGTAGTATTCGCGCTCCCACTTTTCCAGCTTCTTGTGCTTGCGCAGCTTCCGCCGGATGTCCAGGATCGTGGAAAATGTGCAGTCACCGATCTCCATGTAGTAGCCGACGAACGTCCACCAGTGCATATACGGCAGCGCGCGCACGTCCTGCCCGGCTACGCGGTTGATCGGCGCAATGATCATCGGGAAATCCTGTTCCCAGTCCATCTGCTTCGGCTGCTGCCGCTGGTCGCCGCGATCCACACCGCCGTCTAAAAACCACAGCATGAATTTCACCGCGGCGGCCATGTCCGTGATCTGATCCCAGTCCGGATAAAAGATCTTGACCGCCACTTCGGCGCGATCCTGATCTGTCAGCTCTGGGTCATTCAGCGCGGCGCAGATGTCCAGAATTTCGCGGAAGTCGCTTCGGATACGAAAACACCGGCCGCCGATACACGCTGTCTTCGGCAGGCCGGTATTCATGATCTGCGCTTCTTCCTGCGCTGACCGCCGCTGTATTTATCCAGGTATTTTGCCTGACGCTTCTGCGCGGCAGCGGTCGCAGCGTCCATCTCGCGCCGGATCTGGCGCGAAACCGCTTCCAGGAACGAAATGATTTGCAGGGAACCGGACGGCGTGAGAGAAACGCAGCAGGCTTTGCCGAACACTGTATCGCAGACGGGCGAAGGGAACGCCGCGTCCACCTGTTCGCGTGCGTAGGCGTCCAGTTCGCGGATCGTCGCGCGGGCGTCCGTATCGCTTTCCTGCGTGCCCATTTCGTCGGCTTTAGCCTTGATCGCCATCGCTGCCGCTTCCAGCCGGTCGATGATACCGATGTCGTTCGGGTCAAAATAGATCTTCCGGTTTGCGTCGCCGTTAATGGTGAACGCTTTCAGACCGGTTTCAAATGAAATGTTATTGCTCACGCCGTCACCCCCCTTATGCCGTTGCCTTCGTGAACGTGGCCACGCCGTCGGTAATGGCCGCCGTGCCAACCGTGCGTGTGCCGCCGTAGGTCACGTCAAACGGCATGTCCACCGTCTTGTCGCCGCCCAGCGACTTCACTTCGATTGCGCAGCCGCTATAGCGCTCGGCAAACATCGCCGTGTCCTTCGTGCCGGCATAGCAGTGCACGATCATCATATCCTGTTCGGCCAGCGCTGCGACATCCTGATCCTTAATCGCCAGCTGCCACAGCTTCGTCAGCGCGGTTTCGCCGGCGTCCAGATTGCACGGGTCAAAGGTCTGCGTGATGGTCGGCGCGGACATGGTGGTAAACGTGTTGCCCAGGATGTCCTGCGTGGTCTCCTTGTTCCAGTCATATTCCTGACTGCTGTCTTCCACGCGCTTGCCGACGATCGACCAAACCGGCGCGGAAGATGTGCCGGTATTCAGGAAGGCCATCAGCAGTTTGCGGGCAATCGTCTGGCCCGCGGTTGTGTTAAAAGTCGTACTTTCAGGCATAATGCATCACCTTTCAAAATTGTTGTCGTACCGCATCGACAGGGACACGGCCCAGTCTTCCACACCGTCGGCATAGCGTCCGGCCAGATAGGCCGCTGACACCTGTACAAACGCGGTAATCGTCCGGCCATCGCCGAGGTCCGGCCACGCAGCAAGTGTGTGCTGCTGTCCGTCCGCCATGATCGGCTGTTTTTCAAGCCAGCGCGCCAGCTTGTCCAGCCAGCCCTTGATGTGGATGCGGTCAGTTTCCGACTGCGGCACGGCGCGATATACCACCTGAAACGCATAGTTGCATTTCTGGTACACACCGCCCATGATGTCGGTCGTTTCGCTGATCACCGTCGCCGCAGCGGACGGATAGATCCCGACGCCGGACTTATCGCCCAGCTCGCCGAACCGGATTTCCCGCGCGCCGATGGCCGGGAAGCCATTCAGCAAGCCGCTCAGGATCGTTGAAAAATCTTTCGTGTCAACCATTTGATTCCCCCAGGATGATCCGTTTGCAGCCATCCGCCCATTCTTTTCCGTGCTCGTTTTGCGCGACTTCCGCCCAGTGCGGCAAGCCTGCCGCAAACCGCAGATCGCGGTCGGTTACAACTTTTACAGCGCCCTTGCGCGCCCACGGTGAACCGGTTTCCGGGTCGACCATGACCTTACCCATATACAGATACCGTGCATATGGGCCTGGGAACACAACCTGCCGGCCACCTTCTGCGACGTATGAACGCTGCTGCAGACTGCCGGTTTTCAACGGCATGTATAGTTTGCTATCCGCAAGCACCTGCTGCCCCAGCCATTCCTGCGCTTTGGCGAATCGCGGACCGTATTTGGCGAAGCGGAGATTTACCAGGACGTGCCCTTTGACATAGCTGACGTTCTTATAGTGCTTGATGTCGCTCATGACGCCGTTACCTCAAAGTGTGCAATCAGCGGGAACCATGCGCAGGATGTGATGCGGTGGCATTCTGTGATTTCGCACAGCACATCGTATTCCGCCCAATCGTGCTCGCCGCGGCAGAAATAGTCGCCGGGCTGAAACGCAATCAGGCCGCTGCGATCATCCGCCGCCTGATACACTTCCGGCGGCGCATAGGTCAGCGCGCCAATGGCCGCTTTCGGGACAAGCAGCAGCACATAGTGCCCCGGCACATCGCCGGTCGTACCTGGCGCCATAGCGGTTTTTGCTTCCACCTTGACGCCGGCCAGCACGTGCCGCTCCCATGTATCAGCCTGACCGCGCGCGCCGCGCACGCGCGAAAAAAGCGTGATCGTATCGCTATGCAGCAGCATCAGCACGTCACCCCCGCGTACAGCACAAGGACGCCATCCACGGCCACGCCGGAAAGCCAACGCCGGAGCAAGTCAAACACCAGCGCGTCACGTGCCGCCGTAGTCTTCGCGGCGGTCGTGTAGCAGCTGTCGGCCGCTTTATATGTGATCGATTCGCTGCCGGACGACACCGACGCCACAGGGCCGGCGGTTTTTACGCCGCCGACGTCTGCGGTTTCAGCCGCGCTGTCACGCGCCTGGTCAATGCGGTAAAGGCATTCGGCCAGTTCGCACGCGCAGTCCTGCAGCTTTTCGGCGTCGATCGTGGATTCCGGCAGCGTGCCGCCGAAGCGGTCGAACGTAAAGCGGTCGATCTCCCGCGACGCCGCACGCAGGTAGCGTGTGGCGGTCGATTCATCGCAGAACGGGGACAGATCGTCCCCGTACCGTTTTACGTATGTGTCAAAATCCGCGTACACCGTGATTCACCTGCCGATCACGCGCTTGCGTAGGACTTCACGTGCACCTGCTCAGCGTCCAGCACACGCAGGGCGGCGTTTTCCTCGACCTGCGCCTTGCTGCCGGCGAACAGCTCGGAGTCGACCATGCGGACAATGCTGAAGTTATCGCCGACACCGAAGGCGTTCGGATCGTACATGATGAATTCCACCTTCGCAAGGTTCGCCGCCGTGACGCTGGCCTTCGTACCGCCGTGCGGATAGTAGGCAAGATCAGCGGACGATGCAAAGCCGTTGACTTCGATCCAGGTAAAGCCCATGAAGCTGCCTACCTGGCCGCCGGCAGCGGCGGCGAGCAGCATTTCGTTGGACGTCGGGATATACTTCTCACCGGCAAATTCCAGCATCGTGGCAAAGAAGTCCGGGCTGCAAAGCACGATGGTGGGGTTGGCTTTCGCCTTGACCATGGCTTTGCGTTCGGCCAGTACCTGCGCCTTGAAGTTGGCCGCGGTGGTCTTCGTGGTGTTGGTGGACGCCGTACCCTCGGAGATCAGGCAGGCAAGCGCACACTGGTTCTTTGCCTCCGCGACTTCACGGGTGGCAAGAGCCAGATGCTCCTCGGCGATCGGGAACGCCACAGCGGCCGCCTGCACGCCGTAGATCTTCTTAGATGCCTGCAGGTTGTTGTTGAAAACAGCCTGAACCAGCGTGTCAGCGGCAGCGGTATCCGTGAAGTCACGGCCGGGCGCGCCGACAGATGCTGCGGTGGAGGTCAGCTTGTGCCAGTAGCAGCCGCCGGCGCCGTCGACCATCACGTCCTGATAGGTCACGCCAGGCACAAGCCAGGTCTTATAAAACAGGTTGGGAAGAACAGTTGCCTTGTACTGTTCATCGACATACATGGATCCATACTGGATAGACATAGATCATCATTTCCTTTCGTAGTCTTAGCCCCTGAAAAACGGGTTGTTTTTGTATTTCTGGGCTACGTATTCTTTTGCGCCCCCCGCCGGCGGCACCATGCCGCTGTGATCGGACGAAAAGCGCGCCTTGCTGGCGGGATCGGCCACAAGGATGCCGGGGATCTCCTTGCCGTTCTGATCGGTGACAAGGCCGGTAAACAGGTCGTCGATCGACTTGCCGCGCGCATCATCGGACCCCAGTGCTGTCACCAGCTTGTCCGTGATGCTTTCGCGCGTGATGTCGTTGACGAAATGCTTTCCCGACAGGAACGTGTCCACCGTACTGCGCAGCTTCACGGCGGCAGCGTCCTTCTTACGGTTGTCCCGCTCGGTCTGCAGGTCATTGGTCAGGGTCGTGATCTGACCTTTCAGCGCTGCGACATCCACGCCGTCAAAGGCGGCAAGCTTGCCCCGCACGTCTTTCAGCGATGTGTCCAGCGCGTCGTGGCGTTCCTGCAGCTTGGTGAATTCCGCCACGGTCTTGTAGTTTTCGGCGACGGCCTTGCGCAGATCCGCCGCCTTTCCTTCCGGAATCGTGATACCGAAGTCGGAAAGAATGGTCTCGATGTTCTTCATGCGTAATCCTCCTGAACCTGAACGTGATTTTTAACAGCCCGTCGGCTGTACGGATTGAGCCGGATGGACCACCGGCAGGGTCGTGATATGGCAAAGGAGCAGCCGGTTTCCCGTCCGCCCCTGCGTATCCTGATTCGATTTTGGGTATAAGAAAACCACCTTGCCGATTGGTAAGATGGTTTCTCAAATTATTATGTGAAATAATTTTCACGTTGGATTTATCTTGACGTTGTTTTTAAATATCCAGCTGGTCGCAGATCTGCGAAAGTGACTTACCACAAATAAACGGAATATTCATTGCATCGTCCACCGAATGTGCGTCCACTGCATATCCATCGTAGCAAAGCGCAATGTCCTCCCGGCTGAACGGGCAAATAGACCCGAATTTCCCTTGATATGCAAAATCAATGTCTTGTGTAAGATCATCAATCCAAGCCCTTAAATCCTTCGCGTTCACAGTATATCCGCGTTCTCCTTTCGTTCCTGATCGGTGAGCTCACGCGTCGCCCTGGTCTGACGCCTGTCGTCATCCCAGGTGATGTCGTGCGCGTGCTCTCCTTTGGCCCCGTATGGATGCCTTTTCGGATTCCCGTGCGGCCCATTACTGATCTGCCTGCATTGCCAACCATCCGCATCAAAAAATGTTCTGTCACGTTGTTTGCCGCCCATAGAAGCGGTATCAACAACTGCATAAGAACGATACTGCCCGGGAACGTGTGGTTTGGCTTTTGAAGTCCAGTCATCAGTTACAACTATCGTTCCGTCTTTATTATAGTGATATTTCTTGTATTTATCAAGTTCTTTGCGTACCGCCGCAGATGCGGTTGACGCCGCTGAGCGATCCCACCCCGCAACAGCCAGCCGCTCGTGGTATGGTTTCAGGTCGTTGTCTGCGCAGAACTTCGTGTAGGCCGCGTTCTGCTCCTGCAGGCGCTTGGCGGACTGAGCATATTTCTCCTGCAATTTTGCCTTGCCCGCCGGGTCTTCACAGTTTTTCACGGCTGTGTGCAGCGCCGCACACTTGCGCTTCTGCGCCCGGATGCGGCGTTCCATCGCACGCTGCGTCTGCGACAGTTCATATGCGCGGCGGTTGGCTTCGGTGTCGATAGGCTTGTTGTGATTCTGACTGACGCCCGGCAGGAACGGCGTAAAAGAATGGCGGCAGTTATAGCCGCACAGGCCCAGCGGGTTCTCCGGGTAGCCGGTCGCATCCAGCAGGTTATCAAACTGCGCGTCCTTGCCGTCGATGCAGTACACCTTGCCCTGCCAGCCGGCATGATCGGCGATTGGGTCGGTATCGGACACACGCGCGCCAAGATGCTGCGACACCAGCACATGATTCCAGCCCATGTCTTTGCACTGCTGGATCGTCATGTTACCGGATGACTGCGCCACGCCGGTGCGGATGCAGCGCAGCACCGCCACTTCCAGCGTGTCCTTGTGGCCGGACGGATACCGAACGGTCGGCTGCACCTGTCCCAGCGCCTTCACGCCTTCCAGCATGGCGGCGGTATAGGACTGCGCGCCGGTGCGTACTTTCCAATACGCAGCGTCACAGATGTCGATAAACGCCTGATTGGTCGTGCCGGCCGTCGTGCGCGTGATGTTGGAAATTTCGCCGACCGTGCGTTCATAGGCGTCCGTGATGATCGCCATCATGCCGGGCGACAGGCCGGAAAACGTCACGGCGGCGGCTTCTGCGTCCGCCTTTGCTGCCTGAATGCCGCTGTCTTTGAAGATCTTCGCGATCTCCTGCTGCGATTTGCCGGTGCTTTTGGCCAACGCCTTCTGAATTTCGTCCAAATTCACGCCGGCCTGTTCCAGCACCCACGCCTGCCATTCATCCGTGCCGGTCAGCAGCTTCTTTTCGCCGCGGCCGAACCGGATCATGAAGCGTTCGATCATGTCGCGCACAATCCATTCCGTCAGGTCATCCAGCAACGGCAGCAGAGTTTCGCCGATCTCCTGAAACTGTTCCGGGGTGATCATTCGGTGTCAGGGAACAGCCCCGGTTTCGCTGTGTTGGCTTCTGCGTAGGCCGCTTTTGCGTCGTCCTCGCTGAAACCTTCAAAGCGCACCAGATACATCCACCACGGCAAAACGCCGAGCTGGCAAAGGCTTTTCGTGTTCTGCCGGTCCTCTTCGTAGCTATACGTGATGTCCCCAAAATTGTACGCCACGGTATACGTACCATACGGCGCCAGATCGTAGATATCAGCATAGTCGTTCAGCGCCTGAATCAGGTCGTCCACAGCTGCCTGGATGCGGTCGCGGATGTCCTTGATGCGCTGGATGGTGCGGCGGTCATCGGCTTCCACCTGCGTCGCAGTGGCAAGGCCCTGCTTTTCGTTATAGCTGAAATATCCTTCCGAAAAGCCGCATTTGGTCGACAGGCTTTGCAGCAGCATATTGATGCCGGTCTGGCGTTCGCCGGTTTTCAGCTTGCGGTCGATTTCCTGATAGAAACTTTCCGCCGCTGAACCGGCAACGTTTTGCACATAGCGCGGTAGCCGCACGGAAACATTCTTCCGCCCTGGTTCGCGCAGCAGACGATCATCCACAAGGGCGATCGACCGGGAATCCTGAATTTCGTCCACCATGGCAGACCATGCAATATCCAGCCCACGCAGTTCCGGCAGGGCGTTGGCGTAAATGGACATACCGCATGCGCCGCCGTCAATGTTGTTGGCGTCCGGCATGGTGCACACAGCAAATAGCGGCGCAGTATCATCCAGCACGGCGTCCGGCAGGATGCCCACCCAATCCGGCACTTCATCCAGATTCACACGTGATGCCGATGTTTTGCCCTTCGCCAGCCGGAACGCGCGGTTGGAAACCACATAGTGCGTCCCTTCATAGCGGTGGTATTCGGCCTTGACATAGTAATAATCCGGCGTTGCCTTCGTGTCATACAGCACGACGCCGATCACACGCTTGCGGTTATCCACAGCCGTGATCGTAAATTCCGGCGGCGTGTACAGACCGATGCTGTCCGGCGTTGGTTTCAGCAGGAACATACCGGCGGCGCAGCCAACGTCCACCATGTCACGCAGAAAGGGAATCAGTTCTTCATTCAGACGTTCCTGCAGCCAGTCCGCGCGGGCCGAGCCGGACAGTTCGACGCTGACGCCCATCGTCGCAAGGCGCGCAGCTTCGCCGGTCACGGCCTTCGCAAAATTGATGGTGCGATCCTGATCGTTTGCCCACGGCGGGGTGCCCGTCCAGATCTGCATCCACAGATCTTCCGCTTCGCGCATTTCCGGCGTTACCAGCGGCGCAATGCGGAATTCTTCGCGGATCTGCTTTTTTACGCTGTCCATCGGGATAATTTTCACAGGCAGCCAACCTCCTTGAACACTTCGCACATTTTCGGAAACTGCGAAGCAATCCAGTCCACGTATGTTTCGTCATGGCCGTATTCCGGATGTGTAAAGTTTTCGGACAGCCCGCTTTCAAACAGAAATGCATGAATGATCTCATGACGCATAACTTTTTTCTGATAGACGCTAAAGTCTTTCAGGTCGCAGTCTTTGGCCTTTTTTGAAATAACAATGGTCTTTACCGTTTTGTCGCAGTAACCATCGCATTTTTCAAGCATTGCATCTTCGGCCGCCGTGGCTTCAATGATTTCATATTCCGTCCCCAAAATATTTACAGTCATGCACTTGCCCCCCTGCGCATCGTCAGCGGCTCTAGTGCGTACCGCGTGGCGTCGATGCTATGGTTATTCACATCCGGGTATCCGGTGACGACGTTGCCGTCCCTGTCCCGCTCGTATTCGTATTCTGAAAATTCTTTCGCCGCATTCGGGCAGCGCACCGGGTCGATGATGATGCGCCGACGCTGCAGCCACTTCATGCCGTGTTCGATCGACCCTGGGCCTTTGACGGCTCCGGTGACCGGCAGGCCCATTTCGCGGTGATCGTTGACGCTTTTCGGTTCTGCTGAATCGGCCGTGATGGTGTAATCATCATAGCCGTGTTCGATGATCCAGCGCGCCGTCTGTTCGTTCGACTCCTTGTTGGCATAGTGCTCCGCGTAGATATACACCGCCTCGCGGTCGCTGTCGTAGTAGCAACGGATGAAGCAGTACGGATCGGGATACCAGCCCCAGTCTTCGCCCTGGAAGATGCGGTCAAAATGCGAAATCTCTTCATCTGTGATCTCCCGCAGCTCCAGATAGTCAAAGACGCTGCCGCCGTCACCGTTGGCCACGCCTTCATATTCGTGCTCATACGCCGCTGGGTTGACCTCTTTCAGGTGTTCCGCGTCGGCGATAAACTTCGCGCCCAGCCATTCCGGCGGGGCTTCCGTGTAGCTGGAATGATGAAAAACGCGCCCCGGATCCGGGACAAGCCGTTCCTTGTTGACCCAACTGGACTTGGATTTCGGCGGGTTATAGGACGAAAAGTCGTAAGAATCCGCGCCGCCGCGCAGCACGGATTGGTTGATAGAACGTTCTTCTTCCGGCCCGCAAAGCTGGTCTTTTTCTTCCTTCCACAGGATACCGATATAGCCAAACGGCGGCTTGATGGATTTCAGTTTCAGCGGGTCGTCACAGCCGCGAAAATAAATCGTCTGGCCAGTTTCTTTCAGCACGATTTCCAGCGGTGACAGCTTGCAGTTGAATTCATCGTATAGCCCCAGTTCATTGATCGCCCATTTCATCTGGGCATACACGCTGTCTTTCAGGGTGTTGCCCATCTTGCGGATGATACAGGCGTGCATCGTCGGGTTGTTTTTCAGCAGCTCGACGATTTTCAGGGATATATATGACGATTTCAGGCCGCCGCGGCCGCCCTCGAAGACGTACGTCATGTTCGGCTGAATGCGCCGGTTGATGTCGACGAACGCCCTGCCAAGGACGCGCGCCGGCAGCTCATAATGTGCGGATGCGCGCGCTGCTGCCTTCGTTTCCTGCTCTTCCTTGATGCGCAGCGACTTCTCCAAATCGCCCGCCGCACGGAGGCGGTCAGCGATGGAGGTTTCCATGCCAAACTGGTCTTTTTCTTCACCACGCATAATCGCTGTACGCAATTCCAGAATTTCTTTCATGGATGCGGTGCGGTCGGATTCGATTTCCGCCTGGCGCTGCGCTATATAGCCCCTGATTGCTGGTTTGCCAAGGTTCTCTGTTCCGATTGCCCCGGCCGTCTTCTTTGAATAACCAGCCCTACGAGCGGCTTCGGTTGCATTGCCTAGTTCGATGTAGTAATCCGCGAAAGCCTTCTGCTTCGGCGTAAGCTTCATGGAATCACCCGCTATAGATTTTCGCCAGCGTTTTTACGACATCCGCCATGCTGTAAGTTTCCAACACACGTTCGCCGCGCAGTTCGCCTGGCACGATCTTTTCGACCACATACTTCGTGACCATACGATCGTGCCGCACGGAATACGATTGCAGCTGATTGATTTTGTAGTGTTCGCCCCGCTGACTCAACGCGGACTGCAGCTTGTAAGCCATAAATCGCATATTCATACACATCACCAGAATGCACAAAGCACCGAACCCGAAACCGGGCCGGTGCTTCGTGAGAGCTCAAAATCAAAGGAGAAAGGAGAAAAGAAGAGAGGTATTTCATGATTGCGGAACCTGCCCCCCGCGCGATTCCGCAATATCACTTTACCACATATCCCAGAAAAAATCGTCTAAAAAAATTACAAACTTTTCAGACCCTTTGCTCGTCTCCGTAGAACAGAAGCGCGAAGTGGCGGAGCGCCTTGTCTCGGCGATAATAAACCGTTGCCTTTTCGATGTTCAGTTCATCCATCAACCGCATAACGGCGTTTTTCTGGGTGTGAATGTACATGGTGTCTAAGATGCGTAATTCTTCTGGGTCGAGCTTCTTCATCGCGTTATCCATGATGCGAAGCCATTCTTTTGCGTTTTGTCTTGAACGCTCCATCTCGGAACGCAACGCGATGTTGTTAATCAAGCGTTCCTCGCGCCTATTCGTTCCGCCGGAAACAGGCGTACCATCAGAGGAAGCACTTCGAATGCTTCCCATTTCCATGCGAAGCCGTTGAATCTCGTCGGCCGAGGTAACCAGACTTTCCTGTATTGCTACATAACTTCGCAGCTTGTTGACGATTTCTTTCTTGTAATCCAATCAGTTCACCCCTTTCGGTTTTACTTCGTAGACAGCTTTGTAGAAACCGTCTGCGTTCTCGACCGTCCGATCAAGCGCGTACGCGCGGCCGGCAGCCTCGATGTTTTTCCACATTCTCAGCGTATGACGCCAGCATTTTTCGCTGAAGCAATCCTGCTGGTATCTGTCCAAGATCGCTATTTTCTCGCGCCGTCCCTGTTCGGGCGTAATACTTCCGGTAGCCGCCGTCTGATACAGCAGCCTGAACTTTAGGAAAAGCAGCTGCTCGGATGTGCTGAGGCCATCCGGCATTGCTGCGTTGTGGACCGCGAGATCTTCCAGCCAGTCTGCTCGGTCGTTCACGTGAGTTCCTCCACTTCCACGTACAGTCCGGATTGCGTGTCCCAAATCTTCTGGATGATCTCCAGCGTTACCTGTGCGTCGTCGTTCCAGTACCCGAGCTGCGTCATGACGTCTTTGAGCATCTTCACAAGATTGTCTGTATCCGGCTTTGTCGTTTTCCATTCCGGTTTTGGATGCGCGGGGGTACACGGATAGCACCAGATCGTTTCAAGCCTTATAGGGCCATCAAGCGGCGTCTGAGGCGCGAACTTCGCAAGATGGTCGCGAAACAGCGTGCGTGCCGCTTTCAGCTCCGACGGATCGTACTTATACGGCTTGCCATTTTTTGCAATGCCGATTTTTTGCTCCTGCGCTGTGATCGTCGGCAATTTCATGGGTGCGAAGAATTTGATCATTTTTTTCATCCTTTCATGTGCGCTCCGCCTCCAGTCACGGACAGGGGAAGGGAGGACGGCGGGCGTGAGCTTACCGCCCGCCTTCCTTTCCCCCGTGACCGTCAGGGACGGGACACCGTTTACATTACGTAGTAATGTACCGTTGTCTGTCCCTCGGACAAATTCGATTGTTTATCGAGTTTGTCTGTCCATGTGCCACGAGGGACAAATACGATAAATTATCGTGTCCGTCCCTTGAATAGACAAGGACAAACAATCGTATTTGTCCCTGTCTATCTCCGGAAGACGCAGCCGTTTTTAATATAAAAATCTTCGTGTTCCCCGACACGCCGGCGCACCGTTTTATCTGCTGTGCCGAGGTATCCGGCAAGATCTGAAACGGTTACACTCCCGCCGGTATTACAAGCGTTAAATGCAAATTCAAACCTCGCTTTGCGGTCGTCTGCGAGCTCTTCTTTGCTTTTTTTATTGCCAAAATTCCGCTTGTACGGTGAGCCATTTGCAGTGCTGCCGGCGTCAGACGTCAGGTCTTTCAGGATGCCGGTTTCGTCCGGCAGGTGACGCGGATAGTCAAACCACACGTTTACAGGATGGAATGACGGAAATTCGCGCATCGTGCCCTCCAGACGCCACGCAGACCGCGAGGCAGCCTTCCGCTCGGCGGCGGCAATCGTGCGCTCCAGAAGGCCGCTGTCGGCGATCCTGGCGCTGCAAATCTCCTCCATGCGGGCGCGGCTGAGCACATCGTCCTGGCTGACAAGTTCTTGCCAGCCTTGCACGTTGTTTTTCAGTAGCTCTGTAAGCGCGGCGCATACCTCTTTGTTTTTCTCCTGCTTCTCAACAGCCTCCGTGAGATCCAGCTCGATCATGTCGATTAGCGCGTCAGGGTCTCGCGCGAACACGCCAGAGCCGGAAGCGCGGTCCATACTGCGTTTTCCGCCCTGTGAGCCCTTTGAGTGGTGATGGCAGTAAATCACTGCTGCGTCCAGCTCCGTGGCCACACGGTCAAACTGATTGCAGAATGCGGCCATCTGATCGGCGCTGTTCTCGTCGCCGGTAATGATCTTATAGATCGGGTCGATGATGATGGCAATATAGTTTTTCTTCGAAGCGCGGCGGATCAGCTTCGGCGCGAGCTTGTCCATGGGGATAGATTTGCCACGCAAATTCCAGATGTCGATGCTGTCCAGATGCTCCGGATGCCAGCCGAGGGCGGTGTAAATGTCCCGGAAGCGATGCAAGCAGCTCGCTCGATCCAGCTCCAGATTGACATACAGCACGCGGCCTTGGGCGCACTTCCAGCCGAGCCATTCCCGGCCTTCGGCGATAGCGCAGCAGAGTTCGATCAGCGCGATACTCTTGCCCGCCTTGCTTGGGCCAACGAGCAGCATCTTATGTCCCTGCCGGAGGATACCGTCAATTAGAGGTGGGGACAGCTCCGGCATATCATCCCATACAGCTGCCAGACTGTCGGGGTCCGGCAGATCGTCGTTGATACTTTCGATCCACTCACGCCACTCCTGGAAGCTCTCTTTACCGATGTTGGTGTCCATGAGGAACTGCTTGTGATCTCCGCGTAGAACGCCAGGCATCCGGCTAAGACGTGACGGGTTTTTGTTTTGCGTGTCGCAGTCAAAGCCGTTTTTCTTCAGGACAGTATAGAGGTAATCCACACGCCTGCGGTACTCCTCGTATGTCGCCGCTTCAATCTTCACGATTGCGTGAACGGATTTTCCACCGGAGAACACCAGGCACGCGACGGGAAGCTCCAGCTCGCGAATGATGGCATTTTGCTTTTCGAGCTCCATGCTGTCGGATTCAACGAGCGCATAGCGGAAGTCAGTGACATTCTCGTTTTTGACGCCTTTGCCGTCCAAAGGGTTGAACCGAATCCAGGCACCGGCAGCTGGATTGTAGTCGCCGAGCACAGCACCGACGTCCCCGCCGCATTTTGAAAGTTCCTCGATCAACTGGCCGGCCGTGCGATCGTAGTTGCCCTTCGTCGGCAGGAATTTTCCGTCTTTTTCCCACGTCTGCGTGACATAGCCGACGTTTTCGCCAGCCTCGAAGAGCGTTTCCAGGTATCGAATGATGTGGTCAACAGGATTCCAGGTGTCTGGTTCTTTTACTTCGCGGCCTTCGAGCCATGCGGTATCCGGCACAACAATGCCCTCGCGAGCGCCGATGGTGCTGTTCCAATCTAGCTCGAAATTGTCAGCGCCGCCCATCGAGTGAGGCAGCCAGCCTCGCTCCTTAGCCATCTGAACGAGTGTTCCGCCTGTGACTGGCACAGGCGCGCCCTGGAAGCTGTCCCACTTTCGGAAGCACTCGCCATGATGGTAGCGGCTGTCGTTCCGGCTCCATGCTTCCCAGTCCGCGGCGGTGTATCCTTCGTGCTTCAATGCCATACCGACATTGACCCACTCCTGATAGGAAAGATCCGCGACCGGGATGTATTCCAATAATTCCAGTAAATTCAGATCGCGCTCTGCCATGCCGTGAACACCTCCTGTTTAGGCGGGACATATGTCGCCGGCGAAATGTCATGCGGGATTCGCCAGCCGTTGCCGGCAATTCTGTCTATTAGACGCCGGGCGTCGTCAAACTGCCATTGCCCGACGTGCTGAAAGCCTCTGCCTTCGAGAAAACGGATTTGTTTTGGCGTCGTGAGGCCGGCACTCCGGCGCTTATCCAGTCGGTCGAGCAGCATGGCGGCTTTGCCAGCATTGTCGACCTGATCCGGAAAGATGCCGAGTTTTTCCAAAGCCGAGCACTGCTTATCGGTTGCCGGGCCCATCTCCCAGCCGAAGGTCGGTACATAGCCGGACAAATCCTCCGCCTGGATGCTCATTTCAAACTGCAGCGGATCGACGAGCTTGCGCTTCCGGCGTTTCATCTCTTCAAGCTGCTTGGCGAGCGCTTCCTCGCGCTGGGCCACGACGTCGGACTCTGCTTGCTCTTCCGCTTCCATGATGTCGACGGCAGCGCCGGCTACCTCGATGTTCTCGGTTATCTTCTTTGCCACATCTGGCGATTCTGCGACAAGCGCAGCAGGGTGGCAGAGTTCGTGGCGTTCGGTGTGCCACAGAAAGTCCAGCAGAAGCAAGTGATCTTTTCCGGGGAAAAGGCGCGTACCGCGCCCGACCATCTGGCTGTAAAGGCTTCGGACTTTTGTCGGGCGGAGCACGATCACGCAGTCTACGCTCGGGCAATCCCAGCCTTCCGTGAGTAGCATGGAGTTGCAGAGAACGTTATACTTGCCGGCCTCGAAGTCCCGAAGGATCTCCGCACGGTCGTCGCTCTCGCCGTTGACCTCCGCAGCGCGGAAGCCTTTGGCGTTGAGAATGTCCCGGAACTTTTTCGAAGTTTTCACGAGCGGCAGGAAGACCACGGTCTTCCTGTCGGCGCAGTTTTTCAGCATCTCGTCCGCGATCGCATCGAGATACGGGTCCAGTGCCGTACCGAGGTCTCCGGCCTTGAAGTCACCGTTTTGAACGCCGACAGAGGAGAGGTCCAAACGAAGTGGCACAGTCAGCGCTTTGATTGGGGTGAGGTATCCGTCGCGGATCGCTTGCGGGAGAGTGTATTCATACGCAAGTGTTTCAAAATACTGCCCCAGATTGCGCATATCGCCACGGTCTGGCGTAGCTGTGACACCAAGGACATGCGCAGATTTGAAGTGGGACAGAACGCGCTGATAGCTGTCAGAGAGGCAGTGGTGTGCCTCGTCGATGATGATGGTGCTGAAATAGTCGGGGGAGAAGCGGTCAAGCCGCGATTGCCTCTGTAGGCTTTGAACGCTGCCGACGGCCACGCGATACCAGGACCCGAGGCAGCTGCTTTCCGCTTTTTCGAGCGCGGATACCAGCCCAGTCGCTTTGCGGAGCTTGTCTGCCGCCTGGTCAAGCAGCTCGCCGCGGTGAGCGAGGATCAGCACGCGGCCGCCGTGTTTTACAGCTTCCTCAGCCACGGCAGAAAAGACAATTGTTTTTCCGGTACCTGTTGGTAGAACGAGGAGCGTCTTATCGACACCCCTGTCCCATTCGTCAAGCACGGCTGTCAACGCAGCCTGCTGATACGGTCTGAGTTCCATGGTCAGAACTTCCCGCCTTGCCAGCCACCGGTCGGCGTAGTAGGCGCAGAAGCGGGTGAAGGGGAAGCGTAAGCGGTACTCTGCTTCGGCTCGAGAAACTTCTTGACCTCGTTGTACTGGTTACCGTTATAGGTGCGGTGTCCGATTTTGCAGCGTCCGTGTGCGCCGGCGACAGCGTTCCAATTCATGGCTACGCGCTGACCGTGCTTGCGCTGGCCGATGCAGGTGAAGAACTCGCACAGCAGTCCCTCGAGCTTCGAGTGAAGCAACAGGTCCTTTTTGACAAGCGCCTCGCCCTGCGGTGTGTCAATGCTCAGCGTGAGCATTGCCTTCGGGCACGGGCCGACTTTATCTCCACCATTGTAGCGGCCGCGTTCGAAGCACTTTACCGTAAAGTCATACTCGCCCTCCGGCAGAACGATGAAGTCCGGGCTGTCGTTTTCAATTTCGGAGCCCCAGTCGAGCTCGAATCCCTGATTACCGTTGTTGTAGTTGCCCATGATATGTCCTCCTTAGTCTTTTCGGTTTTGGCTTTTGATTAAGCTCAGGACACCGTCCCAAGCGCCGATAATGCATCCCTGGACAAAGTCCGGGTCATAATCGCGGATACGCATCCCGGCGGGGTAATACCCGCGAGCTGCGACTGCATCAGAGATCTGCTGCTCTGTTACGCCAGCGGCGCCCATGAGCTGCTGCAGGTCCGAAGGTATGCCGGATTCGGGCTCTTCGGGCTCACCGCTGATATAGAACGGAACGTCTTCGTCATTTGGCGAAGCTTCCGGATCTTTGCTGGTGCTTGCCGGCACGGGCTCAGGTGTAGGTTCAGGCGTGTCGTTATTGCTGCTCATGAAAAGCTGCGCGATTTGCCCGAAATCCAGCGGGAGCTTGTCCGGGAGACCGTGCCGGTTTTTCGCGTCCCAGCACGGATGGTGGCTTGTGTACATGACACGCTTTCCACCCTGAGCTTTGCCCTTGGAGCTCTTTTCTTTTCCCGGCTCTTTCACGATGTAGGTCTCGTAGGTCGCGAAAAGTACAATGTCCGCCCATTCTTTTACCATGCCAGGCGTTTCTTTCACGAGCTTCATTTCCCAGCGATCATAAGCGCCGAATTCGTCCGGCTGTTCAAACTTGCGCATTTTCGCGTGTGCGGTAAGAATCACATTGATTCCAGAGTTGATTACTTCTGTGAGCTGGTTGAGCAGCTGGCCAATTGCTTCGTAGAGATACACATAGCCTTTGCCGTAGCCGAAGTCTTCGAGGCCTTTGACGCTGTGTGTGCTGCACACGTGATCACGCGCCATGCGTTCTGCCCAGTCCACCGTATCGATGACCAGCGTTTTACAGAGGCCAGGTGTTCGGCGGACGTAGTCTACTTCCTGCAGGAGCATGGTCCAGCTCTGCGGCGCCGGCAAACGTCTGACGTCCATATGTACGGTACTGCCTTCGGTGTCGATGAACAGCGCACCGGGGGCTTGTGCGGCAAAACTGCTCTTCCCGATTCCTTCAGGCCCGTATATCACCATTTTCAGCGGCTTCTGCATCCGGCCGCTGCTGATCTCAAACATTAGAAAACTCCTTTCTGCCAGCCCTGCGCCGCCGGCTGCTCCGACGCCACAAAGCCGTCCTCAATGATGATGCTGCACTCCGGGCCGGTGCTTACGCGCGTTGCGATCACCTGCAGCTGCTGGCTTTGGAGCCAGACACCGAACATGTGCAGCTGATCAGCGTCGAGTTGCTCCAGCTTGTCCAGCAG